GAAGATATAAAACCGCTCAGGATCTCATGAACATGAGCGACTCGCAGCTGAAACGGCTTTACTCCTGGCGATCCTATGAAGCCAGGAAGAAGCTGCAGAGGCTGGAACAGAAATACGGTGCGGATTCACAGATCGTCCGCGATCAGAAGAACCGCTTCAAGCCGTTAAAGGAGATGGGAGAGCTGTCACACCGACAGCTCGCTCAGGCTGCCTCCCGGACGTATGATTTCGGATCTTCGAAAACCGGGCAGACCTATGAGAACATCGCGGACAAGCTGCGCGACGCAGGTTTTGAAAAAGTGAACGAGGAAAACGTCGGCGCGACACTGGACTTTCTGGATGACGCCAGGGCGAGAGGTCTCGCAGCAGTCTACGGATCCGAAGGCATCATTGAAGCGGCAAACCGCGCAGCACGTCAAGGTCTCAGCATGGAAGAATGGCAGAGAAACGTGGATTACTGGATAGAGCAGGCCGCGGTGAGATCAGCGAAAGGAAAACGGCCGGCCATGCCGAGACTGCAGAAGAGATTCCGGTCCGGATCTTCCAGTGCTTACCGTAAACGTTAAGGATTTCGACTATCAGGCCTTTTATAAAAAGGTGCATCTGCTGCCACGTCCCTGCGGGAATCCTCACGGGAGACAGAAAAAGAAGTATGTGAATCTTGTCTGTGCGTTTGACATTGAGACGACAAGGCTGCCGGACATTGAACAGAGTTTCATGTACATTTGGCAGTTCCAGATAGACGATTACTGGACTGTGTACGGCAGGACCTGGGACGAATTCCTTGACTTCCTTACCAGGCTGCAGCGACGTCTGCACGGCGGTATGCTTGTTGTCTATATTCACAACGCATCCTATGAATGGCAGTTTTTGAGAGGCATTTACGACTTTGAAGAGGACGAGGTATTTGCGACTGAGCCGCGGAAGATCTTGAAGTTTACCATGTTCGACTCGTTTGAATTCCGGTGTTCCTATCTTCAGACAAACATGAGCCTGGACCAGTTCCTGAAGAAAATGGGAGTCGAACACAAAAAGCTAACTTACGATTATGACAAGATCCGGTACAGCGACACGGTCCTAACGGACGCGGAGCTGGATTATTGCCTGAATGATGTACGCGGTCTGGTGGAAGCTCTCAAGATCGAAATGAAAGCGGACGGTGACAACCTTTACACCATACCGCTGACGTCCACCGGATACCCGCGGCGCGACTGCAAGAATGCCATGGAAAACTACAACCATAAGCAGCTCGCGGAAATGCTTCCGGATCTGAAGATCTACAAGCTGCTGCGGATGGCTTTCCGCGGAGGCAACACGCACGCCAACAGGTACTTTTCAAACCAGATTCTGAAAAATGTCAGATCTTATGATATGGCTTCCGCATATCCGGCTGTTATGTGTACTTGTCTCTATCCTATGGGTCGATTCTATGAAGAAAGAGACTGCACACCGGAGCGGCTGCATCAGCTTATCTTCAAGCGTAAGAGAGCCGTTATCATGCGTATAGCATTCTGGGGCCTGAAACTAAAAGACGAGTTTGACGGCTGTCCATACATCTCAAGAGATAAATGCAGTAATTTATATCGAGGCACATTTGATAACGGCCGAGTGCTGGAAGCGGATTATCTGGAATTAGGACTGACAGATCTGGACTTTAAGGTCATCCTGAAGCACTACGACTGGAGCGCTTCCAATATCTTGGAGTGCTATCACGCCAAATATAAACCGCTGCCGAAGATGATCCGCGACGTCGTGAAAGAATACTACGAAGCAAAAACGAAGCTGAAAGGCGTCGAAGGACAGGAAGTTTACTACACCAAAGCGAAAAACAAATTAAATTCGTTATACGGCATGAGCGCGCAGGATCCGGTCAAGGATTCCTGCAAATTCCGGGACGGTGAATTTGTATATGAAGACGAAGACAGTGAGAAGCTTCTGGAAAAGGCAAACAAAAAAGCCTTCCAGGCATATCAGTGGGGAGTCTGGACCACAGCGTGGTGTCGGACCTATTTGCAGGAAGGCATCGACCTGGTCCAGGAGCAGCTTGTCAACGGCGAGAAGAATTACGGATTTGTATACTGCGACACAGACAGTGTAAAATTCATCGGAGACGTGGATTTTTCCAAATTAAATGAAGTAAGGCAAAAGCGCGCTCTGGAAGCCGGAGCGTGGGCTGCCGATCCGCACGGTGAAGCGCATTTTATGGGCGTTTATGAGACCGACGGAGATTATAAGCGATTTAAGACGATGGGCGCGAAGAAGTATGCGTATGAAGAGGAAGACGGATCTCTTCATATCACGATCGCAGGCGTCTCCAAAAAGGCCGGAGCGAAAGAATTGGGAAAGCTGGAGAACATGGTTGAAGGCTTCACATTCTACGACGCCGGCGGGACGGAATCCGTCTATAACGATAACATGGATACATGGGTCGAACGGGGTGGCCATATGATCCGCATCACGGACAACATCGTTATCCGGCCATCCACCTACACTTTAGGATTAACAGCAGAGTATGCTGCTATCTTAGCCGGATGTATCGACATCGCATACAGCGATCACGATATCCCAGGCTTATACAGGTTAAAGAAAAACTAAAAGAAAGGAGAGTAAAAATGAACAGAGTAGAACTTTTAGGAAGATTAACCAAAGAACCAACTATGAACGAGGGAACCAGCGGAAAGGGAAAGGACGCCGTCGCCTGGAAGAATGCGCGCTTCACGCTTGCAGTGGACAGAGCAAATAACCGGGAAAAAGCGGACTTTATCAGCTGCATCGCCTGGGCAGGTCTTGCCGATCTGGTCCAGAAGTATGTCACCAAAGGCGACCAGCTGGCCGTTGAGGGCTGCATCGAAACGCGCAGCTATGAAGACGAAAATAAGAAAATGGTCTATGTGACAGAGGTACGCGTCACCGGTATGACACTGATCGCTCAGGGGAAAAAGGATCCCAAAAGCGAAGAGTACGAAGAGTACTACGAAGATGACGACAAACCGGCAAGAGCAAAAGCCAACAGACGCGGAAGATAGACCGGTCTGGGACTTTCCGGATTTACCGTTTTAGTACGAAAAAGGACCGCCTTAGAGCGGTCCCTTTTCGTACCATTGTCACACGATACTGCAAGAAAGGAGTTCAAATAATGAGTCAAAGCAAAATCTTTCCCTGATTCCTCATAACTATTATAAACCAACAAACCCACGCATAACAGAGGATCGGCGTGGGCTTGTTGGCATACTTAGAAGAGCGAATAGCAACATTCGCGATAACATTATAGCATAACCAATAAAAGCCGCCTATATAGAAAAGGACGAGAAGCGGCGGCTCTTATTGGCTCATATGTATGGGCAAATGTCATCATTTGCACTTTTATTATATAATTATTATATGAGATATACAAGCGGCGGATACATCGATATGCATTACATCATTAATAATAAAATGCCTTTCTCTTTTATTGTTGGAGCGCGTGGAACCGGCAAGACTTACGGAGCGCTGAAAGATGTTCTGATAGATCACCCGCGTAAATTTATTTATATGCGGCGCTTGCAGACGCAGATAGATCTTATTAAGGGAAATGAGAGTATGAATCCGATCGGTCCGGTCTCCAGAGACTGCAGCAGAAACATCATCCTGCATAACATAAATAAATATGTTGTGGGTATCTATAACGGCATGGAGACGGAAGACGGCAAGACGGTACCGGTCGGCGAGCCTCTGGGATATATGCTTGCACTGTCCACGATCTCAAACCTGAGAGGCTTTGATATGTCTCAGGTCGAGGTACTTATCTTTGACGAGTTTATTCCGGAGAAGCAGGAAAGCAAAATCAAAATGGAAGGCCAGGCTTTCCTCAATGCGATCGAGACGATCGCCAGGAACAGAGAGCTGCAGGGACGGGATCCGCTGCAGGTCATTTGTCTCGCCAACAGTAACGACATTGCAAATCCGATTTTTATCGAGCTGGGCCTTGTCACTTATGTAGAGAAAATGCTGGCGAAAGGTATCGACTATATCCGGATGGATGATAAAGCCACTGCGGTTTGGGTATGTTCCAAGGCGCCGATTTCGAAATTGAAAAAGGAAACGGCTCTGTATAAGCTTTCCAAAGGAACGCAATTCTCCGAGATGGCGCTCGAGAATACATTCACAGACATGGATACAGAGATGGTAAGACCGCAGGATCTCAGTCATTATAACGCCATCGTAAAAGTCGGAGAGCTGGTCATCTATGAGGATAAAAACAAGCACGGCCGTTATTATGTATCGGCTCATGCCAAGGGATCCTATGATGAATACAATACCGGAGAAAGCGATCTGATGCGCTTCCGCAGAGATTATTTTTATCTATGGCTGGCATACCTCAACAAGTCAATTATTTTTGAGACCTTTATGATGCAGGTACTGTTTGAGAGGTATAACAAAATGCGGTAAAATAAAAGCGACCTATGAGATGCTCACAGACCACCGCCGGAAGCGGGAGCGATGCGCTTGGTCGGCGCATGAAGCTCGTAGGTCTTGAGAGGTATAATGACATGGATGAATCAATTATTCAGGCAATAAGCACAGTGGGCTTTCCGATCGTTGCCACGCTTGGGCTGGGATATCTGTTATTAAACGAACAGAAGAACCACAAAGCGGAAACCGATTCGCTAAAAGAGGCCATTAATTCCAATACTTTGATCATGACAGAGCTGAAACAATTATTACAGGATAAGCTGAAAGGAGAATAACATGGAGAAATATTTTCCGCAGACAGAAGCACCGGCAAAAACGGATCCGTATTTTATCCGGAAAGAATCCGGCGGCTATAGCCCATGTATCGTCGGCAAACCCAACATTTACCAGGGAAAGAGTACACTGGCGAACTGCGTCGGCTACGCGTGGGGACGCGTTGCGTTTTTACTGCGAAATCCTAATTGCAAAATCGGCTGCGCTCTTGGCTGTGACTGGCCCGGTGATGCAAAGAACTGGCTGAAGAATTCAGCGGCCAGAGGATATGAAACAGGAAGCACGCCAAAGCTGGGCGCGGTCGCAGTCTGGTCCTCCAGAGCCGGCGGCCATGTTGCCGTGGTCGAGGAGATCGACAAGGCGAGCGGGCGCGTTATCGTGTCAGAATCTAACTATCGGGGAATCGCCTGGCAGCTGCGCAGTCTTCCGAAATCCATGTATATCAATAGAGGACTCACGTTCCTGGGCTTCATTTATTTACCTGTTGAATGGGAAGAAAAGGAAGATAAGGAAGATGAGCCGTTATCCGTCGGAAGCAAGGTCCGCATCACCGGCAGAGGAAACTCTCAGGCCGATGGGAAGGGAAACATTGCGGGCGGCGTCGGATGGACGCGCTACGTCTTTAAGATCTACAAAGGCGCGGAATATCCGTACCGCGTAGGCTTCATGAACGGAGTTACAACCGGCTTTTACAAAGCAGAAGCTTTGAAGAAGATATAAAGAAAGGAAATAAACAAATGAAAGCAAGTGAAGTTTTAGAACTGGTCCGAGCAGGCTTCCAGCATGATGAAATCATGGCCATGCAGCAGGAAGACATTACACCGTTACCAACAAAAACGGCTGAAAATGTTGATAACGTTGTACCGGAAAAACCTATGGAAGCACCTGCGGAAGAAATCAAAACGGATCCAAAGCTGGATGAAATTATGGCAGAAGTCAAAGCACTCCAGCAGAAGATCATTTCTAAAAACGTTACTAACAGCGAGATGCCGCCGGTGAAAGAAATCACGCCGGAAGATATTCTCGCTGCAGTAATAGGCGGGAAGAAATAAAGGAGAAGAAAAAACATGGCAGTAAACACAATGAGCGTTGAAGATGCATATGCTTTAATGAATGCACTTCATGCACAGGTAACAGGCCAGAATTCCATTCAGGCCACCGACTTATCTTCCTTTGTAAGCGTTGCTCAGGAAACTTTATCTGCAGGCTATGATGCTGTTCTGGGCGCGATCTCTCAGGTCTTAACAAAGACGATGATCGCCGTCCGTCCTTACAGCAGAAAATTCAAAGGACTTGAATTCACAGCCGACAAATGGGGCGCTATAACAAGAAAGATCAACTTTATCGAAGGCAGCACAGAAACAGATCCTACTTGGACACTGACAGACGGTCAGAGCGTAGACCAGTATGTTATTGACAAGCCGAAGGTCCTGGAAACACATTATTACGGATCCGAAACTTATATGGATAAGTACACAGTCTTAACGACTCAGCTGGATGTTGCTTTCAGCAATCCGACAGAATTCGCCGCATTCATGAGCGGTGTAGCTACGCATTTCTCTAACATGTGGGAGCAGTGGCTGGAGAACGTATCCAGACAGTCTTTATTAAATTTCATGGCCGGCAAGATCAACGACGGCAACGTGGTTTATCTCTTAGACGAGTATAATGCAATTACAGATCAGTCCTTGACTCCTGCTTCCGTCCGGCTTCCAGCGAACTATCCTAGCTTTATGAAATTCGCATATGCTCGTGTCGCAGACCTGTCCAGAGCGATGTCTGAACGTTCCGAAGCTTACCAGACTAAGATCACCGGCAAGCCGATCGTAAGACATACACCGGCAGAAGATCAGCGTTTATTCATGCTGAGCAGCTTCCTTAACAGCATGAAAGCAGAAGTACAGTCCGGCGCATATAATGATTCATTCCTGAATTATGCATATACGGAAGACGTCACTTACTGGCAGGCTTTCAACAATCCGGACAAGATCTGTGTCACACCGGTCCAACTGAAAGCGGACGGCACTCTGGAAACCGGCACAACTGTTGCGAAATCCAACATCATCGGCGTCTTATTCGACCGTGATGCAATCGGCTACAACATCTATCAGAATGAGATCGTAGCCTCTCCGTACAATGCACGCGGTCAGTACTACAATAACTTCCATCACGCACGCGTACAGACAGAAAACGACTTTACTGAGAAAGGTATCGTTTTAGCACTGACTGCTGCGTAGGATCTTAGGAGGAATATATGATTATTCAGTTAGCAAGCTGCAATAAAAGAAAAAACAGTACCACCATAAACGGTATCTGGAAGATGACAAAAGAGTGCAGTTTGAAAAATCCTACATCTGTTATAAATCCGGTCGTAACGATCTACGACGTAACGGACCAGATGCAGCAATTCAATTATGCATATATTCCGGAATTTAAGCGCTATTATTTTATCGACGATATTATTATGGAAGATCGCGGGAACGTCACGCTTACGATGAGCATTGACGTCCTCGCGACCTACCGCGACGAGATCGCAGACTCTAATATTTATTATTTAAGAGGCCCGCGTAACGTCGCGAACGGCTATATTGTCGACAGTCTTTTTCCTATCACAACAAAAGCGCGAACATACAGCGACACATTCAGCACCATAGAAACGACAGCCGCAAATCTGGACTCCGGTTATTATATTTTGATAACTGCCGGAGTTATGAGCGCCACAGGTACAACAGGGCAGACGATCTATCAGTTAACTCCCGCCAAAATGAAAGAGGCCGTAAATGCTCTGATGTCCTTAGCTGATACTACAGATTTCGGAAACCTTGCCCAGGGCGTGAAGAATTCTATCTTTTCACCGCTGGACTATGTGGCGGCGTGTTACTGGTCTCCGGTAGGTTTCCAGCTGAAAACGGTACAGAATCTTTGCTTTGGCAAATGGGATACAGGTATATCCTGCGATGTTTTGAACGGTACACCGAAACGCTTTAATTATGACGTTATGGTACGTACACAGATAAATAACGTAGATGACCAGTATCTTATGCAGAAACCGTACAGCCGTTATATCGTATCTTTTGGACTTGTTCCGGATTTTGAGATCGATGGCTCTTTGTTATATGACGGTGTGCATAATATTCCGTATTTAAGGGTGTATAACACGGTTGATCCTGCCAGTGGTATCGCAATACTGGAAGGATATCCTGCATATCTGGATAACGGTGTTGTCTATGAGCGCACCAGCTGCAAACTGTTCACCATGCAATGTAATTATATGGTGCCTATCAATATCTCCAGCGTGAAGAATAATATGCTGGATTCCGGAGGAAATGCGATCAGCGGACTGTTAAGTGCTATAGGCGGAAATCCTTTAAGCGCTATAGGTAATTTTATCAGCGCCGGAATCACTGCAGCCGAGAATGTTATCACCGGCGGCACGGTCTCAAACGTGGGCGGAAACGGATCCCTGTCAAAACATTATGTTACTAAAAAGCTTCTGACACAGTTTTTCTCTCAGGTAGAAGTGGATCACTATAATAAAGGATATCCCTGCTGTAAATTAATAAACGCCAGAAATTGCGGTTACGGTTATTATCAGGGTATGAATGTATCGCTATTTTTATCCACAGCTACCAGAGAAGAGACGCAGCTGGCTGAAGCCTTAATTGAAACGGGGTATTTCTATCAATGAGCTACACTCCAAGACTGACAGCGCCGGATCCGACAGACCTGCGCTATATTAAAACAACTTACGGCGGTTATAATCGCGCGAAAGCGATAAACACCACGACCGGTTTGACCATGCCGAACTGTACGGGTTACGTCCATGGTAGAGCTATGGAGATCCTCGGAACCTATGTAGATCCGGGTTTCTCTATTCAGGACGCATATAAGTATTACGGTTATACTCAGGACGGTTTTGAACGCACCTACGAGCCTCAGCTGGGCGGTATTATGTGCTTTGCCACCAAAGAAAGCGAAGGGGGACCTGATCCAGGTCATGTCTGCGTAGTGGAAGAGATCATAGACGCGGACACTGTCCGGACATCGGACTCCAACTATGGAGGCGCTTATTTTGAAACGCCAATACGGAAGAGAACATGGGGTTGGAACCGCTGGAGCTCTGGCGGCAAGCTGGTATACCAGGGGTGTATCATTGTATACCGTGAGGGACCGACACCGCCGGAACCGTGGACTCCTACGGAGGAGGAAATGGTGGCGCTATTAGCAATTATGAAAAAGAGAAGACGAGGAGAAAGCATATAATGGAACCAATTAACTATTATCAGGAAATGCTCCAATACGGATCCTATTCTCCAAGTACAAACCATTCCAGAGATACAAAAGCTTTCAGCTTTTACCTGGAATATTTAATACAGAAAGCGATTTCCGTATTTGAATTCGACGGGATCCCTGAACACTGGGACAAATCCTATTTTCTTTATAACTTATTCTGTCAGGGATATATTGCTGTAATTAAGACAGAAGACTATGGCGTTATCCCGCAGCGCTGCACACTGACCGGCAGAAATATTTACATGATGCCTTCCGAGGTCATTATCACAAACGCTTTGCTTCCGACGTTCCGGCAGCTGCGGATCGGAGAGCAGTGCGCGCTGATCAAGCTTATGCCGGATTATGGCAACATTATGAATATCTGCGGAACTTATGCGGATATGCTGGCATGTGCGGAAGAGAGCGCTATGGTTTCCCTGGAAAACAGTAAACTGGCATATGTCTATTTTGCGGATAATAAGGCTATGGCCGAAAGCTTTAAGAAGATGTTTGATAAGATCTCAGCCGGTGAGCCGATGGTTGTCGTCGATAAGAATCTTATGAGAGCCGACGGTACCAAGAGCTGGGACTATTTCACGCAGAATATCGGCCAGAACTATATCACAGACCGGGCGCTCAGCGACATGAGGACTATTATGAATATGTTTAATACGGAAGTCGGTCTTAAGAACGCAAATACGGATAAAAAGGAACGTCTGATCACCGACGAAGTCAATGCCAACAATGAAGAGACCGAGACAAAGGTGCGCCTCTGGTTGGACTCTTTGCAGGAAGGCCTGGCAAAATGTAATGAAATGTTCGGACTTAATATTTCCGTAAAATACCGCTATGAGGATGAAATGGAGGAAGTGCTATGATTCAGTCCACATTATCATTTATGGGCTTATATAGAGCAAATCCGCATTTACTCGATAATTTACACCTGCCTGCACAAATCGACGCAGACGAGCTTAAAAAGCGCCTCTTAATTGAGACTGCAGACCAGGAAGTCCTTTATCCCGATGCGGGTTTTATGGCTGAGGCGCTGGAAAACTACACGGCGCTCAGACTGCACGCCTGGGAGCAGATGGCAAAGGTCCTCATGAGAGAAAACTATGATCCGTTTACGAACGTGAACCGTCACGAAGAACGGACCGAGACGGAAACCAGAGATTTGACTTCCACACTTAACGGAACAAATACCGGGAAAGTATCCGCATATAATCTTGTGAGCTTCACGGATAAAGACCAGAATCTAACAAATAGTACCGGCAAGGATTCCGGAACGATCACCAGAACGATGAGCTACGATCTGGAAGGTGACAGCGCTATTTCAGACACGCAGGACCTGATCCGGAAAGAAATTAAACTGAGATCTCAATTCAGTTTATTTTCGATAATTATCAGCGACATCAAACAGAATTTCTGTTTAGGTGTCTATTAGGAGGAAAACTATATGAAAGCTTCTAAACTACCTAATTTCAACTTCACCAGCGGCATGATCGACTGGGACGCAAAAACGACGGGAGTAACCGGAACAGCCGTGAAATTTAAGAATGGCGACACGGTCCAGCTGACTCCGGCAAATTTCGATATTCTGGATTTCAATGTCGAACTGAAACCGAGAGCAGGACAGACGAACCTGGCCAGCGCTCTCGCGCAGACAACGCTGAAACTCCGCAGAAAATCGGACGGTCTGATCTTCAATGCGAAAACGAACGACCTTACTGTTACGATCATCTCGGGAGGACTGAATGCAGATGTTTAATAACGAATATCCTTACTCAAATATCCACGAGATGAACCTTGACTGGGTCATTAAAAACGTGGAAGAGATCCGCGCTCTGGTGGATAAGTACATCATCAACTACGAGCAGATCACTTTCGCGGATCCGATTACATGGAATTATGCTGTGGAATATCCGATGCACACGATCGTACTGGATGAGGCTTATAATGCCTATTTATCAAAGCAGGACGTGCCGAGCTATACGCAGCTGGGTAATACTGATTACTGGCTGAAGATCGGCGACTTCTTCCTGTATATCGAAAAAGCATTATCCAATATCGCATACAACGAAACGACCAGGACGACAGCCTCCAAATCGTTTGCAGCGGGTGAGCTGCTGATCAACAACGATATTTTATACCGCGCAACGGTCCAGATCTCCATGGGAACGGCGTTTGAGATCGGCGTGAATATTCAGCAGGTGACAGTCGAAAGCCTGTTAAACGAGCTGAAAACAAGCATTGCGGCGAATGCTGCAGACATTCAGACAAATGCGGAAGCGATCCGAACA